TTACTGCCCCCCGACTACCGGAACGATAGGGATTTTTCTGTCATAGCGTGCAGTCTGTGATGCATTTTTATGGCCAGCTATTCCCTGTTTTTCATTCAGCGTTCCTTCCAGATCCGATATCCCTTTCGCTTTCAAATCGTGGAAAGTAAATTTGAAATCAAGCTCAGGGAATTTTTCAGCTGCAAGTGTTTTAGCTTTACTCCACTGAGCATTGAATGCATCTCTCGTATACCTCAAGCCAGACGGCTGGTGGAGCAGGAAAATACTCACCATGCCGGGATTAAGGGGGAGAGATTCAGCAAGCCTGACTGCTTTATCAAGGCGTTCTGTCCATGCTTTAATCTGGAGGACAGCGGTTTTGCTTTGCTGGATCATGATGCCTTCACGTAGGATCTGGCTTTTCTTCAGGTCCAGGATATCCCCCTGCCTGGCGCAGCATAAATAAGCAAGTTCCATAGCCACTTTCACTGGGGTGTGAGCAACGCTTAATAAAGCCTCGTACTCCTTGTCAGTGACATAACGAGTTCTGGCTTTTTCCTTAAATTGCTTCACCCCCTGGCAAGGATTCATCTTCACTTTGCCTCGTTCATATGCCCACCTGAATACACGAGAAATAAAAGCTTTTTCCCGGTTCGCCTGGACACGGCTTTTTACCCCTCGCTTGTCCATATACTTACGGATATGCTCTGGCTTGATGTTGTCTGGTTTCATCTTGCCAAACACAACATTCACCTTTGCGCCGTATTTTCTGTAGTCCTTACGAGTCTCGGTTGCCAGCTCGTGGAAATCCCCTGAATTAAAGAATTCCTCACACAGAGCATTAAAATTAGTACCCACCTTGGTGTCATTTATAAAATTTTCATAAGCCGACCAGACCTGCGCTTTGGTCAAATCGGCATTGCACAGCCTGACTGTTCCGCCTTCTGGTGTACGAAATTCATAGGCAGACTTGCCCCGGCGAACGCGGGGCGGCATCCAGTTATCTTCTGGGTTTTTCCGAGCTCTGGGCATTAGCACATGTCCTTGAAGTTTGGTTCTTCTTCCTCAGGATTGCTTACTACCAGTCTAAGTCCAGCAGGGTTGGAAACATGATCCCAGGTGGTACCGGGTCTTCCATCCTTACGGGGAACAAAAAATACACCGCTCTCCTTCAGGGCTTTGCACTGAAGGGAAGGGCGACGATAACCAGTAAGCTGATAGAGGTCATCAGGAGTAAGAAAACGTTGGCTTTGTCCGCTCATGGTATTTTCTCCACTAAACCGGCTGCACCCGGCAACATATCAATTGATTTTCAAAACGCTAAATGCCATGAATACTTCAAGGGTGAACCTTCTATAAAATTTGACGAACCCACAATAAAAAATATATGTCATCAATAGCATGGCCGATGTTGATATAATGTTGAAATGGGAGTTGTTGCCTGACCATAGATTAATCACAAGGGTGCACAGAGCGATCCAAAAAAATATTAAAAACACCAAGCATACGTTTCTGCAAAACCCATATAATGCCACGTAATTTTGTATTTTTGGTTGGTGATTGGATGAGTGATCATAAGTATAATGGTAGGCAAGTCTAAATAAATCTCCTTGCAAAGCAAAATGAGTTTTTAATTTGCTTAAATCAACTGAGAAAAATTTTTGATACGAATTGGCTAGCATGTTCCAAAGAGGGGTAGCTAATTCCTTAGTAAGTTCTCGAGAGTAAAGTTTATTAAAAGTAATTAAGTCAAGGAGCCAGATTGGCCATAGTATTGTTTTAATAATTAGGTATTTAAAGTTCCTCCCCCAGTTGCTCTTTACTACATCTTTAAAATGATTATTTAACTCCCAGAAAAGATAAATAGAAGGATACTGTAATGTATCATTCATGTACTTTTCTACTAAAAAAGCAGAGCAAATAGCTATGGCATGGCCAATAATATATGCAAGTATAACAATTGAGGAATATCCTAACAAACTAAGAGAAGATTCCTGTTCAATTGCTGTTTTCTTTAGCTGGATAATTACATCCCAGTCAAGAGTGATTCCGCAAAAATATAGAAGATAAAGAAACAATCCTCCAGGTATAAGGTAACCGAGGAAATCATAAATTGAAAATGGGTTCTGGTTCATCTTCTCTCACTTAAAAATTGTAATTTATAGAATGCAATACTATAAACCATCTTTCTTACGTAGTTTATCTACTATTTTTTCTTTTGGATTGCGTTGTTAACATCCAATAAATTTATCCATAACCTATTCATGGCCAAAGGTTAGGGCCACTGTGTGTTTAAGCACAGCATTCTCTGCAGCCAGCGCCACAACACCAGTACGAACCTTAACCAGTTCAAGAACAGCCACCTGAACTGCATAAGCGAAGTCTGCAGAAGGGAAGTTACGATCAACTTCAGCATCGCGCTGCATACGAACTGCAACTGCCATCAATTCCTCCAACTGTCCGCAGGTCATTGCTTTACTAGTTGTCATGATTCGCTTCCTGCTGAAGTTTATGCTGCTTAACGAAGTGGGCCACTGCTTTTGACTGGCTGGTAACCACACCGTTGAGGTTCACGTTCTTGCCGCGATAGATAGGGGCCGACCCGATTTCTTCGCCACCGAGTGAAACGTATAGGATTTTCCCGCGCACCTCAGCAGAAGGGATTGGCTGAGATAGTCGGTATGTTTCACGCGCTTCAGCAATCGCTTTGTGTTCGTCGATAATGGACAAAGCTTCAGCCAGCGCAGCACCCTGGATAGTGAAAACACCTTCGTCACTGATTTCAGCCAGGGCCATCAGTTCCACGAAACGCCGCGCATTCTTGATGCTGAGTTCTGGAGCGATGGCGCTGCGGGTAACTTTCGTTTTACCTTGGGCGGCCGCAACTGCTTTATCGTGCTGCAGCACTTCGCCAGCCTTTTCGCCGTACTCTCTTACGCGGTCAACAGCAACATCGACGGATACCGCGCCGGATTTAACTTCCTGCTGAACGTCATAATTCGCGGTGCTGAGCGTCAGTAACTTTTCAACCGTACCGACTGACTTATTGACCAGTTTCGCAATCTCGCTGGTGGTCTGGTTAAAGGCGTTGTGCAGCTCCTGAATAACCGCAGCCTGCTCAATATCTGAAAGGGGCAACTGGTTATTACTGGTCATGATCCGCGCCAGTCGCTGCACATCGTTACCGTTAAACGGCATGATGTGAATGCGGTCTACTGGCTTACCGGCTGCACGGCAGCGCTCATAGCAGCGGCGGCGGCGGTGGCCTTCAACGACCCAAACACCCCCCTCATCACGTGCGATTACTTCCAGAGGAGGAACCGAACCACCGTTCATCAGGTAGGTAAACAGTTCGTCGTCTGCCTGGATGGTGCGTTCATCGTCGTCATGACGCTTGTTGAAACCTGCGCGAACGTGGATATCGTCGAGGCTGATGAACATCCCGGTATCAGTGCGCTTGATAACGCCGCCCTGAGACATCTTTTTGAATGAGTTAGCCATCAGAGCGCCACCTCGTTATTGAGGCAAACGACCACAGCAGGCAGTTCACGTAATTCACGCTGCGCTTCCAGTAAGTGCATATTGGTGGGCGTTTTGGTGTGGCGTTCTTCGATGCGGTCACACTCTTTAGCCCAGCTGGTTACGTCTTCACGAAGAGTAGCGTTCTGCGTGGCCAGCTCTTTGCGCTGCGACATTGCTTCACAAAGAGCCACGCTGGTTACGTCGAGTCTGGTTGCCAACTCATTCATCAGCTGAGCTGAAGCAACCGGGAGGTACTTAGCGGCAATGCGAGCTGCATTGACCAACTGCTCTCTGGTCATGCGTGGTTGTAACTCGGTGACGGTCTGTGCGTTCGTCATGGTTAGTTTCTCCGTTATATAAGCGTCCTGCACGACGCTGAATTTTGGTTGTACGAATCCCGCGCCTTACGGCGAGAGAAAATGATTTTGTTTCGCTTTAATAAGCACCCGGGGTAGGGCACTTAATGAAGCGGGCGACTGCCATCGCCGGTTAGTTCTCCACACAGCTGGAAGCGCACTCCAACGTTTCACACCTGTCACCCATAACTGATGGATTAAGGAATGCGCTTTCAGCTGTGAAAATGGGCGGTCGGCATTAATGACATTCACAACTACCGACCGCCAAGACTATACACAGCTTTCGTTACTACGGGTTACCACGCTGGCTACGTGATTTGGTTGTGGTGGCCGGTGCTGATCTCCGGCCTGCGGTTTACTCGTTAGCCGTGGGGTAATTAGCCCTACACCGCCGCATGCAGTGGAACAATTTCCACCCACGCCGTAAGTCTGCTGCGCATCAGCCTGCGCATTCACCACAACGGAAAGAACATTGACGCATCCGATACTCACTTGACTAACACAATGCTCTTACCTGTTGCACCCTCGTCTCTTCCGAGGTGTCACACCTAACCGCCACGCTGGTGAAACGTCTCTGACTGTCGTTCGTGCCTGGCTTGCACATTCCGGCTACCCGGCATGGAAAGTAGCTTAGAGGAACCCTGCCGGACCGCTGCGACACATGTGCCATATGCCGTACTGCAAAAGTGCCTGTCTTTTCACCACATCAGGCTCGGTGGTATTCTTGGAGTTCTCACACAACCAAGAATTTGAAAATCATGAGCAATCCGTTATCCAATCTTCAGTTGGATGTTTGGTACAAGGTGGTGATCGTCATTTGCACGGTCGTATTCCTCTCTACTGCTGGCGGACTACTACCAAAACTTCCTACCAACTCCGCGCTTCTTATTTCTCTTGGCGGCGTATTTTTTTGCTGTGGTGAATGGAAAAACCATCCACGATACACAGTTGTTGAAGAGGCTATGGGCCAGAGATTTCTTGGCACTGGCTTCAAGCGCGCATTCAGTATCACCGGTACGATTCTTTGCTTGATTGGCGCATACCTGATCTACAAAGGAATCATGCCACTTCTCTAAATCACAACCGCACTTAGGGCACTTGCTATAAACAGGACTGAACTTGATTCCATGTGGGAGAGTAATCATTTTTCTGTTTGCGCTTGTGCTCATCACCACTCCAATCATGTGCCATATGCCGTACTATCTTAAAGGTTGTAAGCATTAAGAATGCCTAACAACTTTAAGGTGTAATTTAGTTGTGGATTACACTGGTGTCAACAACTTTATGTGGTTTGATTGAACGTTGTAGCAATGCAAGGATGTCAAAAAAAAGGAGGCTGTATGGAAGACAAGCTCTACGTATTTAACTACACGCAAAACCGTGACAAGCTTTTCAACAACTTAATTAGCATTATTGATGGGATTCTTTCAGATGGTGTGGTCAGGGATGAGGAAATTCTTTACCTCGATACTTGGCTATTAGAGGCTGGCGAAATTATTCAAAATGGTGTCATCAAAGGCTTAAGTTCCCGTGTATCACAGATACTGTCTGACGGTGCTGTAACAGACGAAGATAGGATGGAACTTAAGCAACATCTTTTGGATATCCAAAGGGACATACTGGATATCCCAGAAGTAGACTTCTTCTCAACTGAATCAGATCTTCACTTACTCAACGGTTTATGTAAGGGGCTTATTTCAGATAAAAAGCTGGGCGATGAAGAGGTTAAATATTTGGATTGGTGGCTAACCCAAAATGGAACACTGAAAAATAACTACCCTGGCAAAGAACTGTATACGTTGGTAAAAGATATTCTGAAGGATGGAGTAATAACCACGGAAGAAAGCCAGATTTTGCATAAGGCCTTGGTAGATTTTACGGGGTGCGATCTGGAGAGTGGGGTTGTTGATGGATTATCAACGAAACTACCATTAGATACTAACGCAGAGATTACGCTGGAAGGTAAAGTATTTTGCCTAACCGGCGTCTTCATGGCCGGGAAAAGAAGCCATGTTGAGGACATTGTCAAACGCAGTAATGGCCTGATTTCAAAGACAGTTTCTAAAAAAATTGATTATCTGGTGATTGGAACTCTATCTTCTCGCGACTGGAGGTTTTCCAGTCACGGAAGAAAAATTGAAAAGGCAATTTCTTATAGAGATAACGACGGTGTAAGTCTCAAAATCGTTTCAGAGGAAATGCTTTTCGATTCTTTACCAAGAGCGTGATGACCAAAAGACTCGCCCAATAACGTGTATTCTCGATCTTCGTTCGTCAAAGTTGAGTACTTCATCCGGGTACTCTTCTTTGTTGAAACTTCGCAATATAAGCCCACCATCTGGCTGATTAATCAGAACCTTAACTCTAAGAAGAACCCCGTCCCTAATTGCGTATAGATCACCATCCCTTATAGGCCTTGATTTGGACATATCTACTGCAACGTAGTCCCCGTTATTAAGCACGGGTAAAAGGCTATTACCCCAAATCTGAACTATTCGGGCATTCGATGCGCAAACACCAGCTTTTCTGAGGTCAAATCTTCTGAGCGGGAAAGAGTCCACAACATTCTCAACAATTTCAGCTTCACATCCATTTCCTGCTGAAAGCTCTATATCTAATACAGGTATGTCCGCAAAAACAGCAGGGTCGAGTCTGGCCTCTTCAGCTTCTTCGATAACGTAGTCTGAAAGTTTTCCATTTTCTTCTACGCCCAGCATCAACCATTTCTGGGATACCCCAAGAGCCTTAGCAATCTCTTTGATCTTTCTCGGCTGGAGAGTGTCGCCATTCTCAATTTTCGCGACCGACTGCTGAGACAGGCCGACGTGATCAGCAAGCTGGGCTTGGCTCATGCCTAACTTTTCTCTAGCGGATTTCAATCTTTCAGCAAGTGTATTCACAACTTTCTCCCCTGTATAAGGCGAGATTACAACTTTATGTTTTAGCTTTCCAACACCTAAAAGTTGTGATAAAAGTTGTGAAGGTTGTATAATGTGTTCAATTAACAACTTTACCACCCGTAAATGACAGGAGAAGACCATGACGCCAGTGCAGGAAGCCTTAAATGAGGCAATCAATGCAGCTGGTAGCCAATCTGAACTCGCACGCAGGCTTACCGAAATTTCAGGTCGCACAGTTAAGCAGCAACAGGTTTGGAATTGGTTACATCGTGAAAAAAGACCTCCAGTAAAGCAATCACAATTCATTGAGCGTGTAACTGGTGTCACCAAAGAACGGCTTAGACCTGATGTTTTCCATCAGTCTACAAATTCAGCAGCTTGATATTAACCACAGAGAAAAGGGGTAAGCCGTGGGTATAGAACCTGAATGGAAAGTTGATAAGCAACCGGCCTGGCTGGTGGGTGCTATCAAAAAAACGATTACTGAACTGCCTGGCGGATATGCCGAAGCAGCTGAGTGGTTGGGGGTAACTGAAAACGCTTTGTTTAACCGCCTTCGCACCGATGGCGATCAGATCTTCCCGCTGGGATGGGCGATGGTTCTGCAACGCGCTGGTGGTTCTACGTACATTGCTGACGCGATCGCTCGGCATTCAAACGGTGTTTTCGTGCCGCTGGCTGATGTTGAAGAGGTGGAGAACGGTGACATCAATCAGCGTCTGATGGAATCCGTAGAGTGGATCGGCAAGCACTCACAGTATCTGCGTAAAGCAACGGCTGACGGTGTTATTGACGATGCTGAACGCGCTCAAATCGAAGAGAACAGCTATCAGGTGATGGCTAAGTGGCAGGAACATTTAACGCTGCTTTTCCGTGTGTTTTGTGCACCAGAAAAGAGTGACGCCCGCGAGTGTGCAGCTCCGGGCGCCGTGGCGTGTCGTATCAGTGGAGAAACTAACGCATGAACAGTTTAACGGTAAATCACCGTCTACCGCAACTACGTGGCGTTCCAGTGCGTGGGGCATCGTCGTTTCGGTATGAGCGCATGGTATCAGGCCGCTGGGTTCCGTGTAACCACAGTCGGGCGATGGCAATCGTGGGGGTATGGCGTCGTAAAGCGGAGGTCTTATGCCAGAGCTTGATCGCAGGTTCAGGGACCACTACGGCGTCCCGGTTCGGGTTATCCGGTGGGAGCCAGAGAGTCGACGCGTTATATACCTGCGCGACGGCTACGAGCATGAGTACTTCAGCCCTCTTGAGCAATTCCAGCGCAAATTTACAGAGTTAAAGGACTGCCATGAGCCTGTTAATGCCATCCCGGCCAATAGTGATAAACCCTGACCTTGCGTACAGCATTGGCCTCAATGAGGCGATTGCGTTGCAGCAGGTGAACTACTGGCTGAAAGAGACAAACTCCGGCCTGGAGCGAGACGGCGTGCGCTGGATCTATAACACCAACGAGCAGTGGCTGGAGCAGTTCCCGTTCTGGTCTGAGTCCACCCTGAAGCGCACCTTCACCCGCCTGAAGACTCTCGGCGTGCTCAAAATTGAGCAGTTGAACAAGTCCCAGCGCGACATGACGAACTACTACACGATCAACTACGAAAGCGAGCTTTTAGACGAGGTCAAAGTGACTAAATCCAGGAGTTCAAAATGCGCTCGTCCATCAGGTCAAAATGAACCAATGGAACAGGTCAGTGTGAAACGCTCCATTGGGTCAAAACGAACCGCTGTCATCAGGTCAAAATGCACTGATGTTCTTACAGAGAATACAACAGAGAGTACTACAGAGAATAAAAACCCTTCTTGTCCGGTTGCGTCGCAACCCGACCGTGATGTTTTGATCACCGATCAGGCTAAACAGGTTTTGGTTCACCTGAACCAGGTCACCAACTCCCGTTATCAGGTTTCAACCACCTCGTTGCAAAACATACGTGCACGTATTGGCGAAGGGTTCACCGTGGAAGAACTATCGCTGGTGGTGGACTACTGCAACGCCAAGTGGAGTGATGACCTGAAAATGTCCGACTACCTCCGTCCGCAGACGCTGTTCCAGCCGTCCAAGTTCCCAGGCTACCTGAAGTCAGCGAACAGCTGGGACAACGCTGGACGACCTCAGAGGATTAATGGCGAGTGGGCTCGCGAAGATGGAATCTTCAAGTCCAGCTTCAACAAAACCGACTACAGCCAGATTCCGCACGGCTTCAGGGGGTACAAGTCATGAGCCTGATGAAAACACTCGAAATGTTTATTGCCGATAACCCCGGCTTAACCAGTCGGGAGATTGCAGACGCTTTCGCAGATTACAGCATCGACTCTGTTCAACGCACTGTCTGCCGGCTGCATGATTTCAACTTCACCACCCGCGAACTGGTTGGTTCTCAGTACCGCTACTACGCAGTGAATGCTTCAGCTGGATGTGGTCAGCCGATTCAGCGTGTAGACACCGGGGCCGCCGATTTGATGAAGAACGCCAAAGCTCTGCAGGAAAAGGGGCTGTACCGTCGGGCCGCTTCTCTCTGGCTTGAGGCATTCCAGTGTTCAGACCTCATCACCGAGCGCGAACGTTGCCTCAAAGAACGCCAGCACTGCCTGCGTCAGGCCAAATCAACCTTTAAGCCAGAGGGCCAGTGGTTCCTGGCTGGTCAATTCAATGGTGGACACTGATGAAATACTCACTGATTTACGCCGATCCAGCCTGGGAATACGGGAACACCATCAGCAATGGTGCAGCGACTAACCACTACGGGACCATGAAGCTTATCGACATGAAGCGCCTGCCTGTCTGGGAGCTGGCTGCTGATGATGCTGTTCTGGCCATGTGGTTCACCGGAACCCATACCCGCGAGGCTATCGAACTGGCTGAGGCGTGGGGCTTTAAAGTCCGAACCATGAAGGGATTTACCTGGGTGAAGTTCAACCCGCTGGCAGAACAGCACATCAACAAAGCGCTGGCATCCGGCAATGTTGAGGACTTTTACGACTTCCTCGAACTGCTGAACGGTCAGACGAAGATGAACGGCGGCAACTACACCCGAGCCAACACCGAGGATCTTCTCATTGCTACCCGCGGTCGTGGTCTGGAGCGAGTAAGCGCCGGCGTGAAGCAGGTTATCTACAGCCCACTGGGTGAGCATAGCGCGAAACCGGAGGAGGCCCGCTTCCGCCTGGAGAAGCTTTACGGTGACGTTCCACGCATTGAGCTGTTCAGCCGTTGCGGTGCCTCTGGCTGGCATCACTGGGGGAATCAGGCCGAATCGTCTGATGTTGAGCTGTTGCCTGGCTGGGTGGCATCGATCTGTAAACCTGAGGAGCGCGCAGCATGAAACTTTCATCCGAGCAGGAGAACGCAGTCCGCGATGTTGCGCGCCGCTGCATCCGGGAGATAAGGGAAGCGCTGAAACAGAAGCCCAAACCAAGCTGGAATACTGTTGTTCCGCCGATCCTGAAGAAGTATCACGAACTGGTGAAGCCGATGGGCGTAACCCTGGTGAAGTTTAACAGTGAAATTGGTCGCCTGAACGGGCGCTATGGAGTGGAGTCATGATCGGATTAACACCACGTCAGAGTGAAGTTCTGGCTGCTATCAACCTCTACAAAGAGCGCACAGGATTTCCGCCAACGCTATCAGAGCTTACCGGACTGATTGGCTGCTCATCAGGTAACACCGCTGCAGGCCATGTGAAATCACTTCAGAAGAAGGGCTACATATCTGTTGCGCCTGGCGCGGCTCGGGGAATAACCGTCCTCAAATCTGAATGCGATATGGATTGTGCTTCGATCATCAGGGCGCTTGTTAACGGTGAACAAGGTGCCAGAGAGCGCGCCATTGCCTGGCTGGAAGAGCGTGGGGTTAAACCATGAAGCTGATCCTTCCTTTTCCACCAAGCGTTAACACCTACTGGCGCGCGCCGAACAGCGGCCCGCTTAAAGGTCGGCATCTGATCAGCGCAAAGGGCAGGGCATACCAGAGCGCAGCATGTGTGGCTATTGTTGAGCAGCTTCGACGCCTGCCGAAACCGTCAACGGCAGCCGCGGCGGTAGAGATCGTCCTCTATCCGCCGGATGCTCGTCGCCGTGACATAGACAACTACAACAAGGCGCTGTTCGACGCTCTCACTCATGCTGGCATCTGGGAGGACGACTGTCAGGTAAGACGTATGCTGGTGGAGTGGGGGCCTCAGGTGCCGGGCGGAAAGGTGGATATCACCATCACCAAACATGAACCATTGGCGGGTGCAGCCGCCTGATAAGTGGAGAAGAGCATGCAGCAGATGATTAACGTTAAAAATGATCCTGGCTTCCCGGCTATGACCAGTCTTGAGATAGCAGGTTTGTGTGATAAGCGTCATGACCACGTTTGTCGTGACATAAGGGTGATGCTGGAACAGCTCAATATTCAATCTCCCCAAATTTGGGGAGACTACCGGGATGACCTTGGCCGCGAGTATCCGTGCTTCCATTTGCCGAAGGATTTATGCCTGACGCTGGTATCGGGCTATAACGTGGTTCTTCGCAAAAGGATCATCGATCGCTGGCTTGAACTGGAGCAACAGAACCAACCGAAGGTGCCGCAGTCATTCTCTGAGGCTCTGCGTCTTGCTGCTGAGCTTGAAGAGCAAAAGCAACAACTCAGTGACCAGTTGGCTATCGCTGCGCCTAAAGCAGAATTTGTGGATCGTTACGTTATGGCCACTGGCTCAATGACGTTCCGCCAGGTCGCGAAACTGTTGAACGCTAAAGAAACTGAATTCCGGCTATTCCTGCTGGAAAGCCACATCATGTACCGGTTGAACGGTACGCTTACGCCATATCATCAGCACATCGAGGCCGAACGCTTTGAAGTGAAGACCGGCACCACCAATGCTTCGAACTATGCCTTTAGCCAGGCACGCTTTACAGCGAAGGGTGTGCGCTGGGTGGGTGGACTATGGGCGGAGCATATCGCTAAGGGGCAAATGGCGTGAGAGCTTTACTGACACCTGAGATTGCACCTATTGCCGGGGTTGTGCTCTTCCGGCCCGGAACCGAGTTGATGTGGCTGTTCCGTCAGGGACGCGTTGTGATCGAGACTCCCGGCGAACAGCTGGCAGATATGCCGTCTGGAGCCTTACCACAATCTCATCAGCCCCTGGCCGAGGATTCCAGCTTACAGCCAGTTTTCGAAAACCCCAGGGTGATCCAGCGCGCTGGTGGCCTGTCTGTTCTTGATGCCTGGCTGATGAAAAAACGTGAATGTCAGTGGCCTCATAACGACTGGCACGCGGACGACTTCACCATCATGCGACACGAACCCGGCAGCATCCTCCTGTGCTGGGGATGTGATAACCAGTTACGTGATCAATCCACTGAAAGGCTGGCAGGCATTGCCCGTAAAAACCTGGTATCCTGGCTGTTGAAGACCGTCAGCGGTCAACTTGGCTTCAGTGAGGACCACGTTCTTACGCTGCCGGAGTTCTGCTGGTGGCTGGTGAAGAACGGCCTTGCAGATGTTATCCCGGAAAGCATGGCTATTAAGGCTCTGAGGCTACAGCCAGAACCCATGCAATCAGTAATGCGCGAAAGTGACATTACTCCGTCGTTACCAGCGGTAGAACTGCTGCAGGAGAAAGCAAAAAAGATAGTGGCGGTGAAGGTAGATCCAGACACCCCGGAATCCTTCATGCTGAAACCCAAGCGCCGTCGCTGGGAAAATGAAAAGTACACCCGTTGGGTTAAGTCGCAGCAGTGCATGTGCTGTAACAACCCGGCAGACGATCCCCACCACCTGATAGGCCATGGGCAGGGTGGAATGGGTACAAAGGCGCACGACCTGTTTGTGATACCTCTGTGCAGAGAGCATCACGACGAGTTGCACGCTGGCCCTGTGGCATTTAAAGCGAAATACGGCGACCAGTTAACGCTGCTGTTTCGGTTTTTAGATCGTGCGCTGGCAATCGGCGTATTAGCATGAACAGTGGAGATAACATGCGTGACATTCAGATGGTTTTAGAGCGTTGGGGTGGGTGGGCTGCAAGTGACAGCTCTGGTGTGGATTATTCACCCATCGCAGCTGGATTCAAAGGGCTACTTCCCCAAACCAGTAAAACCCGCCTGTCTTGTTCTGACGATGATGCCCTCGTCATTGAGGGCTGCCTGGCTCGTTTGCAGAAGAAAAAACCTTATGAGCATTCGTTGCTGGTGGCTCATTATTTATACGGTATATCTAAGCGTAAGATAGCCAAAGCGCGAAAGAAAGATGAGAAGCTTATCCGTATTGAGATCCAGATGGCAGAAGGCTTTATTGACGGATGCCTTTCTATGCTGGAAATACGCTTAGAGATGGATGCGGAAGTCAGAATGTGATTTTAAAAGCCCGATCACTCGGGCTTGTTGTCAACATCTCGGACATACAGAATCACAGCCGATTTTATATCACCATCAACATGCTTCGCATTGATGCTGAGGTGAACAGGTTTCCTTTCCCATTCAGCGCGCTGCAAGGCCTCCTTGTTACCAGACTCATCAAGGAAGATATCTTGAACAACACATGTAAGTCGCTGATCCGTATCTACACGACGGACCTTTACTTTGAAACACTCTGGATCAGTGTTATTAACTTCTTCAATACGGTAAACACCATCGATTCGCATTTCAGAAGAACGTCTACGAGCGTTAGTCACCAGTTCCTTAGCCATTTCCGAATCAATGGTCACACCATCAATTTGGGCGCTGTCAGAGCGAACAAATGATTTCACCATTTGGGTTTTGGCGTCGTAGGACATGCGGTCCATGTTATCCAGAAGAGGTTTTTCAGCTACCATTTCTGAAATAATTTTAAGTCGCTTTGTTTCTTGCTCGCTCATGATCTGCATAGTACGGAGATGCTCTTTGTCCCCATCCTTAGCAATTTCTGCAAGGCGAGTATCTTTACGGTTATCCAGAAACCGTTTAAATACCGTTACTCCGCCCCAGATTACTGCAGCGCCGAGAACAGTGAACATGATCTCAGTTGCGTTCATTTTCCCAACAAGTTCCTGTGTAAGCTTGGTTAAGAAACCATCAATATTAATCTCGACGATTGAAGATCCTTGCTCAACCGTAACTTCAATTTCAAGGGAGTCAAGTTCTTCCTTTGTGAGCTTACGGACGTCAGGGACACCGTATTTGGCTAGAGCATATGACTTATTGATTTGAGCCTGCATTTCAACAAATCCCTTCATCACTGAAGGAGTCAGCGATCTGTTGAATTTTTCTCCGGTTAACCTAATAGTAAGATTAGGCCAGCCGTTAAAACTTAAACTGTCTGGTAGGCCATATCCGTCGAGGTAACTTTCAAGTAAGTCAAATGCCTCCTGCTCAGATTCAATGGATACATGAATCTCATCAAACTTGTCCAAAGGTCTTTCCTCATTTTAATGCAACCGGCACCACGAGGTTTGGCAACGCCTGCTTTTCTTTGTTTTTAGCTGTGTTGCAAGAAAATAATGCATTAACGTTTAAAAATCACTAACGCGGTCCGCATTTTCTACATTACTGTGCTAAGAGTGGTTTCTACGCCACGGACTTAAAACGATTTTAAACCTCGCTCAGGCGGGGTTTTTCCTTTTTTGAGGTCACCATCTGGTGGCCTTTTCTATTTCAGGCTCCCGGATACCCCCATAACAGGTCTTGTCGTTATTCATCCGGAGAGCCTGATCCTCAACCCCACAGCACCCGCTAACCAGCGAGGTGAGAGAAATGTTCCGTATGAGCAAGCTTGTTACCGGAGTCGCCCTCGGCACCTCAGGAGGAACCATCCTGAACGGCGTCCTCACAAAACTGAGCCCTGACGAATGGAGCGCCATCGGCGTACTTGCTGGTATTGCCGGGATAGTCGTTACAGGGCTCATTAACTGGTACTTCAAACGTAAAGTTGCAAATGCGCAGGTTAAGGCGCTTGAGAAGTACGGGCCTGCAGTCAAAGTCGGAGATGATTAAATGCCAATGACCAGTAGCCTGCGTAACAAACTCATCGCCGCTGCTGGTGGTGGTGCAATGCTGATCGCCTCTCTGTTCCTTGGTGGGCGTGATGGCGTAGAAGGGCGGAAGTACGAAGCTTATAAAGATGTCGCCGGGGTGTGGACTGTCTGCGACGGCCATACAGGTCTGGACATCGTGAGAGGGAAGAAGTATACCGACCGCGAATGTGACCAGCTGCTATGGAAAGATCTCCAGCCAGCCAAGCGCACGGTAGACAAACTGGTTAAGGTGCCGCTGGGCGAATATCAGCGCGCCGCGCTCTACAGCTTCGTCTTTAACGTTGGTTCTGATGCGTTCTCGAAGTCCACGCTACTGCGCAGGTTGAACAAAGGTGATCACGACGGAGCGTGCGAAGAGATGCGCCGCTGGGTTTATGCTGGTGGTATGAAATGGAAAGGCCTTCAGAACCGGAGAGAGATGGAACGATCGATGTGCCTGGCGGAGAGCAGCAATGACCTTTGACATGAAGCCTTTGCTTTTGCTGGTGGTGCTGATGGTATTCGGTGGACTGGTGTTCTGGTACCAGGGCGAAGCAGAAGATGAAAGGCAACGCGCCGACGCTGCCGAACGCAATCTGAAGCTGGCGAACGACACGATCACCGACATGCAAACGCGTCAGCGTGATGTTGCTGCACTGGATGCCAAATACACAGGAGAACTCGCAGATGCGAAAAAGCAGCTTGATGATCTACAGCGTTGCGTTAGCACTGGCAAATGTGGGTTGCGCATCAACGCAAAATGTCCAGAGAACGGAACGCCCGGCACCTCCGGCATGGATGATGGCACCGGCCCCCGACTTACTGACTCCGCTGAACGGGATTATTTCACCCTCAGAGAGCGAATCGAAACCGTCACCAAGCAACTGACCGGGCTGCAGGAATACGTGCGGACGCAGTGCCTTAAATAACAGAGAGGATTTATGACTCACATCACCGACCATGAACGCCGCCATCGGGAAGAAGATGAGCGCCGCCGCCGTCAGGCCGAGAGCAGCTCTTCATCTGGCCTGCTCAACCCGCTTAACCCAGCCAGCCCGCTTAGCCCGATCTGGTCAGACTTTTCCTCTTCCTGTGATAGCGGCAGTAGCTATGACAGCGGATCTGGAAGTTGCAGCAGCGATTAAGCATCACAAGGCGCTTTCGACCAGAGCGCCTGATGATGTTCTCTCTCCACTGCAACACGGTTCACCACGTTGTTAAGCGTAGCGACACTGGCAGTCATTTATGGTTTGAGGCATATTGGTCTCTTATTCCAAATGGAGAAGATACCGCTATGTTGCAAGCACTAATACCTGTGATTACTGCATTTCTCGGGTTCGCGTTTTCTTTTGCTATAAGTTTTTTTACAAATAAATGGAATGATAAAAGAGCAGCACTAAATTTACTTCATGAGAACGAAAAGGAAACTCGAAAGATAATACTTGAAAAGGGTGAGCACTTATACTCTGACTTGGCTAGATGGAAACATGAGGTTGAGAAGTATCAACTCCATCTGATTTGTATAGCAAACAAAACCCTTACAAGAGCGCAGGTAACAGAGTTAGTTTTAAGTGCGAAAAACGACTTTAGAGCAGATCGTATGCACTGCCTTATGAATTTCTATTTTCCTGAAATTTTAGTTGATTTTGATAAAGCAGACCGATTGAGAGCTGCCGCAGTCAAAGTCGGGCGCAACCATGAAAATAACGTTATTAGTGATAAGGAATGCTTTACCAAGGTAAATGAATTATCGGATTCTTTTGGCGAGCAGATGGATTTTATTTTATCTAAATTAAGCAAGAAGATTAGCAGCATAATTAGTTAATTAATTTTTTCAAAATATATAAGGCCATCTCAAATCGCCCAGTGTTATATGCATTCTGTACGCGCCATTAAAAGAATTATTTAATCTTGAACCACTAGCATCTGCTGGTGGTATTTTATGCGCCTCGCACGCGCACCAAAGAGAGTCTTTCAGCCGTGAGCCACTGGATGTTGCTGGTGGCTTTTTTATTGGAGTGAGTATGGCATCCACTTCACCCTGGCACCGCCTCTATAACACCAAACGCTGGTACCGGCTTCGTTATCACCAGCTTCAGAAGCAGCCACTCTGTGAGTTTCATCTCAAACGAAACCAGGTTATATCCGCATCTGTCGTCGACCACATCACCCCGCACAAGGGCGATGAGACCCTCTTCCATGACCCGGATAATTTGCAGAGTTTATGCAAACGCTGCCACGACTCGGTTAAGCAACGCATGGAGAAGGGCGGCACGGTAACTGAGTTCGACAACGATGGCCGGGTTATCTGGTAACAGGAGAACGCAATGCAAGACCTGAAGATTGAATACCGCGATGGCAAGCTGGTGGAGCTGAGCATTGATGGTGTGAGCTTTAAAACCGTCACCGCGATCACCTTCAACCATGAAGTCGGCGAGACGCTGCCAACCGTCAGCCTGACCTTCCCGCTCGGTGTCGGTGAACGGCTGGCACCCAGCAGCCTCTTCCGTGAAAATCTGCGGATCATTGAAAAATGAGATTCATTCTCACATCGGTGGAGTGATGGCAGGGGGGAGGGGTAAAACTCTGGCCGCAACATTTTAAAGACCGCGCTCCCAGTTTTATTTTTAAAAACGTCCAGAAAAAAAGGAAAAATGCGATGGCACAGCGAGGCAGAAAATCTCTTGCCGCGACTTCGGCTGTCTCGCTTCCGGCTCTGGCTGAAAGCAGGCTGCAGCCGTCGTTACACCTGAGCGATCCGGAGATAAACGTCTGGGTCCGGCTGGTTAATGACAACCCGGCCAGCTCATTTACCGAAACGCACCGCGACATGCTGGAAATGTACTGCCGGCATGTGGTGCAGGCGCGACTGTTAACCACCCAGATTGAAGAGTTCGAGCTGGAGTGGCTGGCCCGTGATGATGGCCTGAAGCGTTACGACAAACTGCTCACGATGCGCGAGCGCGAAGTGCGCTCTGCGTCCTCTCTGGCGACGCGCCTTCGAATTACCCGCCAGGCCACTGCTGATCCTAAAACTGTTGGTCGCGCAAATAACAATCTGGCGCGGGAGAAAAAGCCCTGGGAAATTGATTAAGGCTCTTTGATGGCTAAAAAAACACTGACAAGAGCCGAGAGGAATATCCTCTGGTGCGAAAGAAATATCGTTATTCCTGAAGGTAAGTTCGTCGGCCAGCCCCTGAAAATGGCTGAATTCATGAAGGACGACTTCAGGGCTATCTTTGACAACAAACATGGCACTCGCCGCGCAATCATCAGCCGCGGGCGCAAAAACGCCAAAACCGTTGAAACCGCCATGCTGATGCTGCTCTACCTGGTGGGGCCGGAGGCCGCGCCGAACTCGCAGCTGTATTCTGCCGCGCGCTCGCGTGACCAGGCGGCCATCCTGTTTAACCTGGCCTCCAAGATGTGCCGGATGAACCCGGTGCTAATGCAGTATGTGGCGATCAAGGATTCGGCGAAAGAAATTCACTGCCCTGAGCTGGGCTCTTATTACCGCGCACTGAGCGCAGAGGCCACCACGGCCTACGGCTTCTCGCCGCGATTTGTCGCCCACGATGAGCTGGGCCAGGTGCGCGGACCGCGCGACCCGCTTTATGAAGCTCTGGAAACCGCGACCGCGGCTCAGGATAACCCTATCTCGGTAATCATCAGCACCCAGGCACCCGATGCGAGCGACCTGCTCAGCCTGCTGATTGATGATGGCCTGACCGGTGCCGATCCGCGAACGGTGGTACGGCTGCAAACCGCGCCGGAAGATATCGATCCTTTCTCTGTCGAAGCCATCCGGCTGGCAAACCCGGCCTTCGATGTGTTCATGAACCAGAAAGAAGTGCTGGATATGGCCGCCAGCGCCAAGCGCCTCCCGTCGCGCCAGGCTGAATTTGAGAACCTTGTACTGAACCGCAGGGTTGAGGCTAAAAGCCCGTTCGTCAGCCAGACCGTCTGGCATATGAACAAAGAAGAACCCGGCGAACTGGCGGGCGCTACGGTCTGGGGCGGGCTGGACCTTTCAAGCGTGTCGGACCTGACTGCACTTGTGCTCAACACAACGCAGGGCGATGTGCACTGTAAATTCTGGCTACCTGAAGAAGGGCTGGCGGACAAGGCGCGTAACGATCGCGTGCCTTATGACATCTGGGCGAGGCAGGGCTGGCTGAACACGACGCCGGGCAAAGCCATTGAGTACGCCTTTATTGCCCGGGAGCTGCGGCGCGTTTTTGATATCTGTAACGTCCGGGCGCTGGCGTTCGACCGCTACAACATGCGCTTCCTTCGTCCGCACCTCATCGACGCCGGTTTCACTGAGGCGGAGCTCGAGCGGTTCGTGGAATTCGGCCAGGGTTTTGTCTCCATGTCGCCTGCGCTCAGGGAGCTGGAAGCCAAACTGCTCGGCGCGCAGCTGAAGCACGGCAACCATCCCATCCTCGAAATGTGCGCCAAAAACGCCACGGTAATCACCGACCCCGCCGGTAACCGCAAGTTTGTGAAAGGCAAATCCAGCGGCCGTATCGACGGCATGGTGGCGCTGGCGATGTCTATCGGCGCGCAGACCAGTGATGAGGTGGAGGATCCGGGCGACGTTAACGATTTCATTTACAACTTTTTGAGCGTTTAAAAATGGCAGATACCGATTACAGCATTGACCTGCGAACGCGATCGCCATTCTGGGCGCGCATGGCCTCTATTCTGACCGGTGGCCGCCTGGTTTCACCGGATAATGGCTCGCAGATGGCGGGCACATCAGCTCACGGCACCGTCGGGGAATCGGTGGTGAGCGATGAGCGCAACATGTCGATCAGCACCGTATGGGCCTGCATCCGGCTCATCTCCACCGTAACAGCCTCGTTACCGCTGGATGTTTTTGAAACCATCGATGATCAGCGAAAGAAAGTCGACAACCAGAACCCGCTGGCGAAGCTTCTTCGCTTCCGGCCCAACAACTTCATGACCGCGCTGGAGTTTCGCGAGGCAATGACAATGCAGCTTTGCGCCTACGGCAATGCCTACGCGCATGTGGAGCGAAACAGCGTCGGCGATGTCATCAGCCTGCTTCCGCTGATGAGCGCGAATATGGATGTCCGGCTCGATGGAAAAAATGTCATCTACCGGTACCGGCGCGACAGCGAGTATGTGGACTTTAAGCCGAAAGAAATATTCCACCTGAAAGGCTTCGGCTTTAACGGGCTGGTCGGGTTATCGCCGCTGGCGTTCAGCGCCAAATCTGCAGGCGTGGCTATTGCTATGGAAGATAATCAGCGGGAGTTTTTCGCCAACGGCGCGAAATCACCGCAAATCCTGATGACTGACGGCAAGGTGCTGACCAAAGAGCAGCGCGGACAGCTGGAGGAAAACTTTAAGGAGATTGCCGGCGGCCCGGTGAGAAAACGCCTCTGGATCCTTGAGAGCGGGTTCACCACGCAGCCGATAGGCATCTCGCCGCAGGACGCACAGATGCTTGAGGCCCGTAAGTTTCAGGTGGCAGAGCTGGCGCGCTTTTACGGTGTTCCGCCGCACCTGGTTGGTGATGTTGAAAAAACAACTTCATGGGGCAGCGGCATTGAACAGCAGAACCTCGGCTTTCTCCAGTACACCCTGAAGCCCTATCTCGATCGCTGGGAGTACAGCATAGAGCGCTGGCTGGTAAAAGAGTCCGATCAGGGAAGGCTGCACGCCGAGCATAACCTCGATGGCCTGCTTCGTGGTGACTCAGCGAGCCGCGCTACCTTCATGCAAACCATGGTTAATACAGGGATCCGTACCGTTAACGAAGTGCGGCGACTGGATAATCTTCCGCCTTTGCCTGGCGGTGATGTGGCGACGCGCCAGTCGCAGAACGTACCCATTACCGACCTCGGAACAAGCAAAGAGCCCCGCAATGACGGGGCTTAATTTTTATGGGGGCCACGATGCCTGATATTCACAAGACGCTGGCGTTCGACCAGACCGAAATCAAGTTCACCGGCGACGGCAGCAAGGGAACGTTTGAAGGGTATGCATCGGTTTTCAATAACACTGATGCCGATGGCGACATAATTCTGCCTGGTGCTTTCGCTGGTGTGGTCGCTAACCAGAGCCGCAAGGTGGCGATGTTCTTCAACCACCAGACGCGAGCCATCCCGGTCGGCAAATGGGATGCCATGCACGAAGACGAGAAGGGACTTTTTGTCCGTGGACAGCTTACTCCCGGATTGAGCCTGGCCGAGGATCTGAAGGCCGCCATGCAGCATGGCACTGTTGAAGGAATGTCGGTGGGTTTTTCAGTCGGCCCTGACGATTACACCGTCGGCACGTCCGGCCTCATTTTCAAAAACATTACTTATCTGCGGGAAATCAGTGTCTGCACCTTCCCGGCCAACGAACTGGCGGGCGTAACCGCCATGAAGAGCATTGACGGCATTAAAACCATTCGTGACGCGGAGGCCTGGCTGAGGGATTCAGTCGGTCTAACTCGCGCTGAAGCGCAGGCGTTTATCGCCCGCGTGAAGTCCGCAGGCCGAAGCGAGTTCGGCGGCGGCGACATTGACGCGCTGGCACAGCGCATTACCTCATTTGCCGCTAACCTGCGGACACCTTAACGGAGTAACACATGTCTGAATTATCTGTACTGGAAAAAGCAATCGAGAACTCCCAGAAAGAAGTGAAGGAGCTTATCGAAGAACAGCGTAAATCCATCAACCAGAACGGCGAACTCAACAAGCAGCTGCAGACCGACCTGGCTAAAGCCCAGGATGAACTGAAAAGCACCGGCACCCGCCTGTTCGATCTTGAGCAGAAACTTGCTGGCAACTCGCCTGAACAGACCGCCCAGAAGTCCTTTGCAGAGCGCGTGTCCGAAGACCTGATGAAAGGCTGGGACGGATCGCGCACCAAAGCGAAAGTGACCAGCTTCGACAAAGCAATCGGTTCTGGCGCGAACTCCGGCGGCGCACTGGTTCTGCCGCAGCAGCAACCGGGTATCCTTATGCCGGGTCTGCGCCGCCTGACCGTTCGTGATCTGCTGGCACAGGGGCGAATCACCAGTAACGCGCTGGAATACGTGCGTGAAAATGTGTTTACCAATGCGGCGGCACCAGTAGCGGAAGGCACCCTCAAGCCTGAAAGTAACATCACCTTCACCAAAGAAACGGCGAACGTGAAAACCATCGCTCACTGGATCCAGGCGTCGCGCCAGATCATGGACGATGCCCCGGCACTGCAGTCCTACATCAACTCCCGCATGATGTATGGCCTGGCGCTGGTGGAAGAAAACCAGATGCTGAACGGTGATGGCACCGGCGACAACCTCCAGGGGCTGAACGTGGTGGCGAACGACTACGAAACTGCCCTCAACGCGACCGGAGATACCGGGGCTGATGTTCTGGCGCATGCCATCTATCAGGTGTCGCTGAGCGAGTTTGAAGCCGACGGTATCATTCTCAACCCGGCGGACTGGCACCGTATCGCGCTGCTGAAAGATGCTAACGGCAATTACATCCTTGGCGGCCCACAGGCCTTTGCCTCCAAAGTGCTCTGGGGTCTGCCGGTAGTTTCGACCACGGCGCAGACGGCAGGCAAATTTACCGTTGGTGCGTTTGGTCTGGCATCGCAGGTGTGGGACCGCATGGATGCCACTATCGAGATCAGCAACCAGGATCGCGATAACTTCGTTAAAAACATGCTGACCATCCTGTGCGAAGAACGCCTGGCGCTGGCGCACTATCGTCCTGCAGCTATCGTCACTGGCGATATTGCGGTTTCTGCTGGCTCCTGACAGGAGGACGCGGTCAGCAATGGCCGCGTTTAATGTATGAAAATTAAAGCTCTTCGTATGTTCTCGCATTATCACATGGGTACAGTATCCCAGGGCGAAATCCGCGTAGTGAAGAAAGAAATCGGCGAAGCGCTGGTCAAACTGCACCTGGCCGAAGAGGTTGAGCCCGAAAAGGCTAAAACCTCCGATCCTGAACAGCCTGTAAAAGCCAAAACCGGGGGTAAAGGTGGAAATAAGCGCGGAGCAGATGGCGCAGATAAAGACGCATCTGAGGGTTGATAGCGACGCCGAAGATTCTCTTATTGCGGCCTACGCATCGGCTGCCGTCAATTATGTTGAGAAGTTCTGCGACGGCACGCTGGTAGAGTCGTTGACGCCGCCAGTGGAAGGGGAAATGCCGCCACGTGAGATCCTTTTCACTTCCGGCATATGGGCGGCAATGCTGCTTCTTATCGGTCACTGGTACGCAAACCGGGAAGCAGTCAATGTCGGCAATATTACTTCTGAGCTACCGCTTGGAGTTGAAGCCCTGCTGATGCAGCACCGGAGGTGGCACTGATGGCCTGTTCCGGATGTGCCGCCCGCCGTGAGTGGCTAAAAAAGTGGATGAAAATCGCCTATGAACGAGCAACAGGTAAACCAGCTGCTGAGCGCAATGGCAGCCCAGACAGCAGCGATGAACCGACTGGTGGAGTCAAACGAAGCTCTAACGGCGGTGATCTACCAGTCAATGGTAGTTGAAGAGAGTGAAGCTGAACTTCCACAGCATACTTACCTCAGCGGCAAGCCCAGGGGGTGATCATGCAGGCGGGGAAGCTCAATAAACGAATCATGCTTCAGAAGCCTGTTAAAACGCAGAGCCCAGTTACCGGCGCGGTGGTTAATGGATGGGCTGACATGGCTGAGCTATGGGCCAACGTTACCGATTTGTCTGCGCGCGATTTTGTGGCCTCGCAGGCGGGACAGAGCGAGGTAACCACACGGATCACTATTCGCTGGCGTGATGATGTCACTGATAAGCACCGCATTCTTTACCGTGGACGCGTTTACGATATTCAGGGCGTGCTGGAAGACGATAAAAGCGGCCGGGAATATCTGACGCTGCCATGCTCGCGAGGAGTGAACGATGGCTGACGGCATTGATATCAGCATTACTGGAGTTGAGAGTTTGCTGGGGAAACTATCCTCCATCAGTGACGATCTGCGTCGTCGCGGTGGACGGGCCGCACTCCGGCGCGCTGGTAACGTGATTGTCGAAAAAGCGAAAGCGAACGCCGCCAGGATTGATGACCCATTAACAGGCCGCAGCATTGCCGCAAACGTGGCTATGCGCTGGAATGGCGGCCTCTTCAAAACCACCGGTAACCTCGGTTTTCGGATCGGCGTGCTGCATGGTGCGGTCCTGAAGAAGCATCCCGATCTCAGTGAAAATGCGCCGACGCCGCACTGGCGACTGATTGAGTTCGGTACCGAGAACGTGAGAGCGCAGCCAATTATGCGCCCGGCGGCGGAAAACAGTGCCAGCGAGGTGATAAACGTATTCGCCACTGAATATGAAAAATCCCTCGATCGGGCCATCAAGCGAGCGCAGAAAAAAGGAGTGCCTCCATGATAGCGCCAATATTTTCCGTCTGTGCTTCCAGCTTGGCGGTAACCGCGCTAATCGGTGCTGATCCAGTGCGGCTTTACCCCTTCGGCCTGCAGGATGATGCTGTTGTTTACCCGTATGCGGTCTGGCAAAACGTCACTGGTTCGCCGGAAAACTATCTGGCTCAGCGGCCGGATGCAGACTCCTTTACGCTGCAAGTAGATGCGTACGCCGACACGGCGGACGAAGTTATCGCCGTCGCCGCCGCGCTGCGTGATGCCATCGAGCCGCACGCGTACATCACACGCTTGGGCGGGCAGGATAGAGACCCGGAAACAAAGCGCTACCGCTATTCCTTCGACGTTGACTGGATAGTTAAACGTTAACACATCAACACGCCGGCCTTGAGCCGGTTTTTTTATACCCGGAGATAACTATGTCAGTAGTGACTCAAGGCACGCAGCTCTTTGTTCTCGCTAACGGCGCTGTGAGCGAAGTGGAATGCATC